CCCCTCCGATCGGAATTAAGACTCCGCTAGAGCTTGGAAGTACCGAGGATGGAATCTTCAGGATGCATCGTTCTCTTGGGGACCAGATAAGAGACAATCTAGCGAACTTGATCCTCACTAATCGTAATGAGAGGCTCGGATTTGTGGATTTCGGAGCTAATCTAAAGCCCATTCTACATGAGCTTGCTTCAGAAGACGGTGACCAGGAAGCAATGAGAAGGATCAGCGCTGCTGTCTCGAAGTATATGCCGTTCGTAATTCTTGAAAATTTTATCGCAACTCCCCAGGATGCTGGGCTAACAGCTCTTTCAAAGATAAAATTAGCAATTACTTACTCTGTGCCACGCGCAAACTTGACGCAGCAGACACTATCAATCACATTCAACTTTACGGGATGATAAATGGCGGGTGACCAGCAGCTTAAGAACTTGAGAAATCGAACGTATCTTAACAAAGATTTCGATTCTTTCAGAGGCGATCTCCTGAGATACGCTAGAACGTATTTCGGAGACAAAATACAAGACTTCTCGGAAGCAAGCGTCGGTGGTTTGATGCTCGATATGGCTGCTTCCGTGGCAGACTCGATGTCATTTTATCTCGATCACCAGTTCAGAGAAATGTCATGGTCGACAGCTGTCGAGAACGCGAACGTTTCAAGGATGATAACTGAAGCTGGAATCAAACCGAAAGGAGCTTCTCCTTCGGTCGCTACAGTATCGATGTTCGTAGAAGTTCCTTCAAGATTTATCGATGGGGAATACGTCCCAGATGAGGACACTCTTCCTAAAGTTCTCCAGAGCACGCTTTTGGCGTCATCAGCTGGAATCATATTCTCGACTGCCGAGGACGTCGATTTTGCTGAGAAAAATCGACTTGGTGGGCTTGCGTCGAAATACGTGGTTGGAAACGTTGACGCATCCGGAAATCCCTCAAGCTTCGTAATGAAGCGTGACGTCTCATGCGTATCCGGAAAGATTGCGATCGAATCTTTCGAGATAGCAGCAAATCCAGATCCATTTTTCACAATTTCACTTGGAAATTCTGACCCGAGCGAAATTGTGGAGGTCGTTGACTCAGAAGGGAATGTTTACTACGAAGTTCAAACTTTAAGTCAGGACACCGTTTTTAGAACTTTCCCAAATCTTTCTGTCGATTCCGAAGAAGTTTCCAGATCCATCGAGGTTATTCCGGCTCCAAGAAGATTTGTTCATAACTTCGATGTGACATCTAGAAAGTCCAAGATACAGTTCGGGGGTGGAACTGCTCTTACCACGGCTGATGATGCGATTCCAGATCCTGAAACTTTGGCTCTGCCGCTCTACGGAACTTCAACTTTAAGTCGTTTTAGCATCGACCCAAGCTCGCTTCTAAACACGAAAACTTTGGGCGTCAAACCCGAGAATACTACAATAACAGTGACTTATCGATACGGAGGCGGAGCATCTCATAACGTTGCCGCGCGAACAATTCGTGGAATACAGACGCTTAAGATGGAATTTCCGGATGCATGTCCTGCGTCGGTCGCTTCCTCCATCAGAACCACGTTCGATGTTAGAAACGATTCGCCTGCTTCAGGAGGCAGCAATGCGCCGACTCTCGAAGAAATTCGTTCTCAGATTCCTGCCGCTAGAAATCAGCAAGAGAGAATCGTTACAAAAGAGGACCTGATCTCTAGAGTGTACACGCTTCCAACAAAGCTCGGGAGAGCCTATCGAGCTGCCGTTAGGCCGAATCCAGACAATCCTCTGGCAAGCCAACTCTTCATCTGTTCGAAGGACAGCTCGGGATTCTTAACGGTCTCTCCTGATACTCTTAAGAAGAACCTACGAGTCTATCTTAATGAGTATAGACTGATCAGCGATGCGATAGACGTTCTTGACGCTAAAGTGATCAACTTCCGCGTTAAGTTCACTGTTTTCATTTCACCTAACGCCAACAAATCAACCACACTGCAGTCCGTTATTTCGAGACTTACTGGAATTCTGACCGTAAATAACTTCCAGATCGATCAGCCGATCATGCTATCAGACATGCAGAACGTCATAATCAACACCCCCGGGGTATTGACCCTAGTCGACCTTAAGGTCGAAAGTCTTAGTGGGGTGATTCAGGAAAGAACGTACTCGAACGTGACTCATAACGTCAAGCAGTACACGAAGCGAGGTGTGGTCTTTGGACCACCCGGAAGTATTTTTGAGCTTAGATATCCCCAGAATGACATTATCGGGACGGCACTCTGATGTACATAATCGCAACAGCTTCAGCTGACACTTACATCACGAATAAGATAGTCGATGGATCTCGCGTTAAAGACGCTAACGTCGGACGAGCGGGAACTCTTGATCTTTTTAAGCTCTATGACGAGACTCTCTCTGGATCAACAGGCGGACACACAGAACTCTCTCGACTGCTCCTAAAGTTTGACATCTCTCGTTTGGTTTCTCTCTCTTCTGGGTCTCTTGACGTGAATTCTAGCACTTTCACGGCACGTCTTAGATTGAGATCAGTTGCAACGAACTTGCCTGTTCCGCAAAATTTCACCGTCTCAGTTTTTCCGCTCGCGAGAGACTTTAGTGAAGGTTTCGGTCGTGATGTAGCTTCATTCACGGATATCGACTCTTGCAACTATCTTAGCTCTTCATCTGGAGTTCTATGGTCGATCTCCGGAGCTTACGGATCTGGAGCTGTAGGAGACACCGGGGTAGATTATTTCTCATCAGGTAATCTTCAAGACGGTCTAGGACTTAGAAGCCTTGAGTCAAAGCAGCAGTTTGTTGTTGGTAATGAGGATCTTTTCGTTGACGTAACCGACGTGGTATCCGCAACAATCTCAAACTTGATACCGAACTATGGTTTTGTCGTAGCTTTCACATCCAGCCAGGAGACTGATCAGACGACGAGGTTCGTCAAGAGGTTTGCTTCAAGGCATGTGACTAACAAAGAGCTGGTCCCTCACTTAGAAGTCAGCTCGAATAGTGCAATCTTCGATGCGCATATATCTTCTTTCTTTGATGCTTCTGGATCTTTATATCTCAACAACGTGGTCGGGTCTGTGGCGAGCAACTTGCTTTCATCTTCCCAGAGTATCACGGGATCGAACTGCTTGCGCATCGTTCTTTCCACTGGATCTTTCACAAAGATCATTTCTGCTTCACAGCAGACAGTCAGTTCGTTCCAAAAACCAGGTTCTTACGTTGGATCCTTCTTCATCTCGGCGCAAGACAGCTCGGTCGTAACAGGGACTCTCAAAATTTCTGATTACGCGCGAGCCTCAGGGTCCATCACTTTCAGCGAAAAATGGCAATCGATAGATGGAAGCGTGGTCTATCTCTCAACTTTTCTAACATGCTCGATGCCAGAGAGAACAGCTCTGAGTGCAGTTCCGCGGCAACTTTCGATTAAGACAACAAACTTCAGGTCGAAGTACGATGCTAATTCGTCCCATCGCTTACGAGTCTTCGCGTATGATTCGAACTACGAACCGTCTGCTGTTCGTGTTCCCAAGCCCGTTAAGAGCGCGCTTCCAGAGATGTACTACAGGATAAGAGACATAGAGAGTAATGTCTATGTTCCTTTTGAGAGAGATCGAGGTGGAACAAGACTTTCAAATGATGCTTCAGGTTTGTTCTTTGATCTTTACACCGACGGCTTACCAGCTGGTAAGCTAATGACAGTAGATTATCTGGTAATCGATCAAGGATCGGAGTACATTGTCGAAGATAAAAACGTAAGATTCACGGTGGGGTCCTAAGTGCCTAACAGCTTCTACGCAGGCGGATTCGCCAAAGAGCAGCTTACGAAAGAGCTGGAGGGTAACAGCTCTGTTATTCGCGATGTCACCGCTGCTGATGTTGAAGAGCTGAACCTCTCAACTTCTTCATCTTTTCGTTTTGATCCCCCGGGCTCCGGTTTTAAGTCCACACAGCAGCTGCCACTTGACTGGTCTCTTTTTGAGAATCACACGTTCTTTAACTCAGCTCAGGCAAAAACGAACGTAGCTTTTGAGACTATCTTCAATTCGTTTCCTTTCGATGGTCCTCGCTTAGAGATTGAGACTTTCTTTGATAACTTAACTGGTTTCGAGAAATACGTTTTCGACTCATCACCGAAGAGCGTCGGTTATCTAAACTTTGACACAAGTAATTACGTTAAAGTTGTCGACAGTGCTGGTTCTGAAATACCCGTGATGTCGAGAGACAAATCTGGTGCTCCGAAACTTGATCCGGGCTTATCATCGATGACAGTCGAGATGCAGCTGTTCGTCCCATCGGCGATCAACGGAAACCAAATAATTCTGCAAAAGCTAAGCGGTTCTGATAAAGGGTTCACACTAGCTCTTTCGCAGAGCTCTTCAAGAAGCACCTGCAATCTAAATTTTTTCGTCTCATCCGGATCGGCTTTCATGACCTCATCGGTGCAGGTCAGCAAAGGCACATTTCAATCTGTTGCTGCACAGTTCAACAGAAGCCCGGGCGTCGATCGACTTTACCTCTTCAAGAACGGAGAGCTAGTTTCATCGTCTAGCAACTCAACGTACATTGGTCAGATAGATTTTAAGTCGAGCCCTCTTTTGATAGGTTCTGGCACCAATCACAGTGTTGGGAGCTCGTACACGTTCATACCAGCCTCAAAGCTTTCAGGATCTATTGATGATCTTCGTATCTTCCACAGGAATAGAACTGCTCTTGAGATAAGCTCCAGCATGCGATCGACTGTGTACTCTGAGCAATCTCTTAAATTGCTGTATAGGTTCAACGAGCCTACAGGATCGTATACGAACAACTCAACGGTTATCGACAGCTCGGGTAATGGACTTCATGCCACTATTAGCAATTACTCGACTTCGCAACGAGTGGCGCACGCTGCATCACCCTTAACTTTTGAGAAGATAGAGCACTCACCGGTTCTTTTCCCAGATCATCCGGACGTGGTCTCTCTTAACACGTCGTTGCTGACCTCAGCGTCCCAATACGATGCCAATAACCCGAATCTTATCACAAAGCTAATCCCGCAGCACTATCTTACCAGGGAGCAGGACTTCTACGTTCTAGATTCGATAGACGGAGGTGTCGGAGACAGCATCGATTCTGGAAACACACTCCCTCGTGACACGAGGCTGGGGTCTGTTCAGCTCATAAGCTCGTTGCTCTATGTTTGGGCGAAGCAATTCGATGAGGTAAAATGCTTCATTGATCACTTCTCGAAGCTAAGAACAACGGATTACTCTGATGCAGGAACGATATCCGATCAGATGCTTCCATTTCTAGCTCAACATTACGGTCTTAACTTACCGAACATGTTTAGGAACGTTGAAACTTCAAGGTTTGTTCTTGGAGAATCAATGGCCTCCGAAGTTATGGATCTAGAAGCTTCGTATCAAGCTGTTCAAAATACGATTTGGAGGCGAGTTCTCAAAGAGTTTCCTTTCATCATGAAATCGAAAGGAACCCTGCACGCTGTTAAGAGCCTGATTCGTTCTGCTGGAATCGAACCCGACAGCATACTAAAGTTTAAAGAGTACGGCGGAACAAAGAGCGGGTACATACTTCCAAACAGGTCCAACAAATCCGTTGTTCAGGGAATGCTGAATTTCAGCGGTTCTCTCTTCGAAGGTGCAGTCAGCTACAATTCTATCACTGGAATCCCGAACTATCTTCCGTTCGTTTCAAGCTCATACTTGAGCGCCTCACGAGTTGAACCGGGTCTTCCGACAAAATCAAACACGGTTTCAGACGGCTTGATGACCTCAGGTTCATGGTCATACGAAGCTTTCTACAAATTCGAGCCAGGAGTAAATCACGCGCCCGTTCAGAGCTTGGCCCGGTTTCATGTCACCGGAACCTCATCTCCAAGCAACCATCACGGAGTTTTCGCAAATCTTGTCGCCACGTCCGGAATAGCGACATCATCTCTCGATCTCTATGTCGCAACTTCGAACGGATCATCAAACCCATACCTTCGTCTTACTTTGACTGGAAGCGATCTTTTCGACGGTTCTACGTGGCATGTCTCATTCGGTCGCGACATGACTGAGAATGAACCGAGCTCATCCTACTACGTCTGGGCTGCTCGCCAGGGTCCAAGTGTTTCCGACTACCTGCGTGTCACTGGATCCTACTTCGATGCTGGTACTGTAG